TACCAAAGTATTGAGTCTCACCTCTACCATAAGGGTCGTAACCATATGTATCATCATTCCAATTACCCTCAGTTTTGTAATAGGTACTTCTCTCAACCACTGTAAAGTCCTTACTCCAATAAATGAAGGGGTAACTTAACCAACTACCATATCTGTCCTTCCACATCAAATGATATACTTCATAATCAGAACAATCATCATTGATTTCAAACCATACTTTTTCTGATACCGCTCGTACACTATCTAAGATAAATGTAAAACCTTGATTTAAATTGAGTCCGATTATTGAATCTACTGGTGCTGCCCACTCTTGTCCATCAAATACAGGACAGAATGTGTCATTGGCTTTATCGAAAGCGTAGAACTGAGTTACCGCTGAAAATTCTGATACACCTCTTTCAGTTAAATACCATCCTTTATCGGGTGCGGGTGTAACATCATCTATATACCATAATTGTGTTTCTATCGTTCCCCCACTTAAAGTCCCATAAAAGTAATTATAACCTCCTAAAAGTCCACTCTGTTTGGTATAGAGTATTTCAAACTCTGTTGTCATATCTTTATAATACGCATCAAAGAAGATATCACACTCACAACAGTCACCACAATCGGATGACAGATATACTGAGTAATTATCAACACTACCACTATACGAACTGAAAGGGTCTGATGTAACACCACTAAGTTGAATGTAACTATCTATGTTCGTAGCCAATTGTTCTAATCCAATTGGTGAATACATATCCTCATAGAAAATACTTTGTTGTGACACCTTTCCTAAGAGTTCGTTATTACTATTATAGAAATCAAATCCTAATCCATTAGAAGTACTCCCAGTGTCCGTATGTGTCAATAAGAAGGACTTTGTAGAAGGTTCTATTCTATATTTCTGTGAAGGGTTGTTATGTGTTAAGAATGTAGATATCTTATTATCAAAAGTAGAACCTGTACAATCAACTGGGTCGATGTAATATGGTTCAAAAGAATCTACACTATAATCTAATCTGTTTATATGTGCGTTATAACACTTTAAATCTTGTATATTAACTTCGTTAAATGTAGGGGTTATTCTACCATCAGCGAAACGAATCTTTCCTCCTATCTCTCCACTAGCGGTAGTAAATGGTTTATCTACAACCAATATAACACCTGTTGCCGCAGTAACAATATCTATAATCGTTGATACACCATTATATGATGGCCGACTTGTACCATATATTGTACCCCCTTCCACTGGTGAAGCGTTACCAAATGTAATACTCGTAGCCAATGACTGAGAATCTGGAACATCTATAATCGTTGTAAATCCATTATATTGAGGGTTGGTAACCTGTCCTACCACTTGTATTGTTTGTCCACTTAAGAAGTTATGTGAGGTGGTTCCTGTGAAACCTACATTACCACTAAAGAAGAAGTTATCTGTATAATTCCACTCTTCTATATCTTGGTCGACTTGTATTTGGTCTCCTATTTGGAATGGTGTGTCTGTAACACCTGTAAATGTCTCTGTTAAGAAACCTACATTGCCGTCCTCAAATCTATTATCTTCAAATCTTAATACATATTGTGATTCACTACCTATTGATAAATCATAATCAAATCGTGTGGTGTCCCCTAAGAAGGGTAAATCAGAAATGGTATCATCTAAGTTCTGTGATACAAAATCTTTTAATGTATTAGATAAATCCAATTTACATTCATTCTCTAAATCTGGATTTAACTTATATTTTATAACTCTACTTACAGTGGATTCTAAATTAGGTCCGTATGGTGTTTCCCATAATTTGTCTAATACTAACGTAGAATCGTCTAAAACACTTCTGACGATATAATAGTTAGTATGTTCATCACTATTATTTATATCATTAACAAATACAGTATCACCCTTTGTAAAATTGTGAGGGGTGGTTGTAAGTAATGATGTATATACAATACCATTTATATTGGCTGATGAGGTTCCACTGAATTCAACCTTATCCCAAATGATGTTAACTATGTATTTATAATTGTCCGATAACTCAGCGTCAGTATCGAATACTCTTAGGGGTATCGCTGAATACGCTCCCATATGTTCTGAAGGTTGTGTGATTACATTCATCTATCTATAATTTTATTGTTGTAATTTTATTAAATCCGCCTCTATTAACTTTTCCAATTGTTCCTCTAATGTATCCTCATATTTTTTCTGTAACGTTGGTGAAGTTTGAATCTCTTTCATTGTATCCTTAAGGACGTTTGTTGGTTCAATACCAAATTTATATATACTCCTCATAATCGGAAATACTGCGTCCTTACTAATCCCCTTTACTCTTACCCAATCTGATATCGCTCTCATTGGTGGGTATGAACCTCTTTTTCTACCTTCGTCTACGTATTGTAAATAATCATTGGCTATTAGTTGGTATTGTATTATACCAGCGGTATCCCTTAACTTATAACTGATTGAATTGATTAACGCTCCCGTAGCGTCCTTACCATTTTTCTTAAGTAACCTTATAAGGATTTTAACATAGTCCTTACCAAACTCATTCATCAACTTTCTATCATATAGTGTTATCTTCGCCATTATACTATTGGTGTTGAACAATTAAAGTGTATTAGTTTTAAGGGTACATCAGCCACCCATCCAGTTACTCTATCATCTGTATCATCAAACGTTGGTTCAACAGTTACACTCTCATCCATTAACTTAACACCTTGTACCCCTAACTCAGAGGAGATGTAATTGATGAGGTCTTGTACTATTTGAAAACAATCTGAGATGATTTCTTGTTGGTTATCACTATCTAATCCATTCTCATCTAAATAATTCTTCTGAGAGTTTATTTGGTCGACAATGATAAATGTTAATGACATCTCTGGTATTTGTGATTTATTGGCCACAACGATTGAAGAAGGACCTCTATGTGTAATCCACATATAAGGAAAATCCATTTTACGAGATACCCCTATTTCTGATGTAGGTCCGTATCCGAAATCTTTTAATTGTTGATGATTCTGAGAGAAGGTATCAAACTTCTTTATTAACTCATTCATCGTTACTATCTTTGTTGTTCCACTTAAAGCCATATCTATCTTGTTTGTTGTTTCATTAATGTTTCCCTAACCTTTGAATCTTCGTGTAAATACGCCAACCAATTTAAACAACTTATATAATTCTTTTCATATATGTCCTCATCTGTACAATTTAACTCTTTGATGAGGGTATGAATAATCTTATGCCATTTGAATTGTGCGTTTAATTCTGTCGGTCCTGTTATACTATCAAATCTACTTTTTTTCTTCTTTGTTATTTTTGGTTTTCCAAATAAGGTTTTGTAGGAACCTCTAATCCATTCTCGCCATCTGAAAAAAAAATCATAATGGCATATACCTGTGATATTGGTAACCTCTTAAATATCTCTGTCCTCTCATCTAAGAAAGAAGATTTAAAGGATTCTAAATTACCCTTTTTAGTTTTCTTTCTTAAAAAGATTGTTAATAGTTTATCGAACACATTCATAACGTTCTCATTAGGGGCGTCCTTAACCAATGTTTCAATGGTAATCGTTTCACCCATTGTTAACTTATTAAAATCATTCTTAACCCAATACGTATCACCATCTATCTCTACATAATCTCTCTTCTCTATATCCACCTCTTCTTTGGTATACAATAGAGTATCTTGTATTAAATGAAATTGGTCTACTGGTACCATCTCTATGATGTCCATTGGTATACCTGTCATTATATGTACCATCTTTATAATGGTATTGAAAGGGTTAACGTTAACCTCTTCTTTTGTTGTCATCTGTAATTCTACTAATTCCATAAATTGTTCTACAGTAACCTCATCCCAATTCTCTGGGACATCAAATGATTGTACATCATCATCAATATTAAAATTTACTTTTATCATATCTCTTTTCCTTTATTATAAATATTATTTACCTATTTATGTTTTTCCTTCATTATAGTGTGTAGGATTATCCAATTCTAAATGGACGTATACCTGTTGTTCTCTTTCCTAACTTCATCATTGCCCCATACCTCATAGCGTCAATAGCGTGATTGTGTGAATCGATTGGAACATTAAGTGTATTCCCCTCTTTATCTTTCTTCCAGTTATATTTGGTTAATTCATCCTTTAAATTAGATGAACGTTTTGTTACTAATAAGGGGTACTGTTGTAATACATTAATACCGAAGATAATACTGTCCCTTCCTTTGGTAACAGATTTAACATTATGTCCATATCTTTTTAACTCCATTATAGATTTAGGTTCACTACTATCAGCGTATACCTCTCCTACAATCCCCTCAGACTTCATTATATTCGATATGTCGGAGTTTAACAACCCTTTCCTATAGAATACCTCATCGACAATTAATTCATCGTTATATTTGTACAAACCAATTAAAGTACTGGGGTCGTTTGTAAACCCAAAATCCATTCCATAACAAATAAGTTTAGCGTCCACAGGTATCTTATCTATCTCAGTCCAACTGTCGAAGATGACGCCCTCTAAAACCCCGATAGAACCTTCACCATAAACCTTCCACCAGTTGTACCAATAATTTGATGTAATACCTTTATCTCTATTTAGTTCTAACTGTTTTACAATCTGAGGGTCTAACGCCTCATTATCCAAATAGGTAAGAATGAGTAACTCTGAATCCTCTTCTTTAAGAACTTCATTGTGTGCCCAAAACCTATGAGTGGGGTTGAAATCAATATAGATATCTCTGTTGGTACGAATAGATAATTGTAGATACGCTTCATAGGATACGTTGTTCGCTTCATTGATGTAGAGAATATTTCTTCTCGCTCCTCTGAGTTTGGATTCATCATCAACACTAAAAAATTCTATATAACTCCCATTATGAAATTTATATTTTAAATGTGTCTTATTAAAGTCTTCTGATTTAAACCTATGGGTTAGTTCCATAATTTTGAGAAAGTCTTTTAGACATCCTCTACGAAGGTGAGGGACACTCTCTGATACTACACTAATCTCTAAGTTGGGTTCTTTGATGGCTCTATCTATGAGAATGGGGAGAATACCAAAAGTTTTTCCAGCGGATGTTCCTCCCTGTATAATTTTTTTTCTCTTAGTTAATCCTCTGATTTTCTCTATAGCGGTAGTATAGACAAATTTATTTTGTTCCTCCATCCTTATCGTCATTCTTCTTAGGTCCGAATAAGGGTTGGTATTGATGGGTGATTTCTGATTTCTCTGTGGCGTTAAGTCCTAATAACTTACATAATACTTCTATCGCTTTAATAGAGGCGGTAGGTCGTCTCTCTATTTCATTCTCCGTAATCTCCTTTAATACATTTACCAAATCACTAACCTTTGTCTCACTATCCTTTAGAAGTTTCGCTCTCACTTTCTCCACTTGATTTTTTACTTCATCGTGTTTCAACAATCTTTGTCCTTGTGAATACGCTGTTTTTTTAGAATAACCAGCTGATAACGCCGCTTGTGTAGCGTTGAATCCGTTACTTAAATATTCGTTAACAAACTTCTCTTGTCTAATAGTCATTATTTACAGTCTTTACATCTTTTTCTTCTCTTATCGGTTAATTCTTTACCACAGTCTATACAACTATGAATGTCCTCTTTAACCTCATCAGGTGTGATATTGTGTCGTGTAAACCAATTTCTATACCTCTTAAGAGTAAATCTTATTTGTCCTCTACACTTTCCACAAACAACACAATGTTTATCAACATATTTGTTCATTAATGTCTGTAGTGAGTGTGCGTCTTCCTTAGTAAATCTAAGTAATTTGAATAATCTCTGTGATTCTGTGTAATCATTTATTTCCATCTCTGTATATTGTTTAATAATAAATATAAAAGTTATTGTTTTGTTTCGATATCATCTATTTTTTGTTGAAATTCCACATATTTCTGTTCAATTTGTTGAATCTCTGTTTCCATTATCTCTATTTTATTTCTATATTGTACATTACCCCATATAATGTAAACAATCCCAACCAACATTATGATTGAGATTATCTTTGTATTTCTTTCTTTATCTTCCATTATCTTATTATATCGTTTTTATCTATTTTGGTTATTGTTTCTTTATTAAAGATTTCTATTTTACTTCTTAATCTACCTTCTTTATTTAGTTTCTCCCATCTCTTCTGTGCTTTCTTCTTCCACCATTCTATTATATAATCTAAATTATGTTTATGATAGTTCTGTCCTTTTATTAATTCTACACCATCTGTTAGATGTTCTTCTATATTTTCATAACCGTAATTAGAATAGTAATATCTCTTTTTTGTTAATGTTAACATTCTTTCTTTTTGAAATTCTTTAAATTCTTCTTTCTCTTCTTCTGATAAGTATGATTCCATTATTTTAATAGCCTCTTTAAACTCTCTCAATTTTGGATTACTTCTATTGAAACCTCTCTTTTGGTCGAATGGTTCTACTAAATGTCCATCCCATATATCCCAATCACCATATTCTTCTCTTAGACGATGTAAAATTCTACTCCATAACTTCTTCTTAGGATAAAAGAAATTCTTACTCTCAGTCATTCCATTATACCTTATAAATGGTTTTAATCCATCATATTGACTTATATCTTTAATACTACCATATAAGGAAGTTGTTTCCCACATCATAATATCACACTTATACTTATTATTATATATTTCTCTTACTTCGTGTGAATTAGATATCAAAGCAATTAATTTACCACCTAAACAATTATATCCGAATGGTTGTACAGGAATGATTTGAGCACCATTTATAAAATGTTTATTAACTATATTACCATTAAACTTTAAATCAAACATATCATTACGAGGTTTGATACTAATGATAGGAGAACTTACTTTTGTGAATCCTAACCATTTACCTGTCTTATTTTCTTTAACACCAATATTGATTTGTCTTCCTATTATATTTTCTATCGGCATAGAACAAATACTCTGTGTATACCATTTATGTTTACTACCATCCATTACTTCTATACTTATATCCATATCTTTTGGTTGTATCCCTATATCGTTAAATAATTGTTCTTCTACACCATCATTCTTAAAAGTCTCTAATACTTCTTCTTTTCGTGAAAAAAAGAAATCTACAATATCTTCTATACTATTATAAAATCCTTTTAATTCATCTACGTAACCTACTATTTCTTGTTTTTCCATTTTATTATTTATTATAATTCATTATTAGTAATTCTGTACCCTTTGTTTGTGTCTTACCTTTTTTAGCCATAGACGCTTTTGAGAAATCCTTTTGTGTCCATATATATCTTTCTTTATCAAACCATTCATCTAATTCATTAAAATGATAATAACTCAATGAGAACTTACCATCAATAGATTTTAATGTATCACATAATCTTCTGTGTGTGTCTAATCCAAATTCGTGATTAGCGTAATAGTTCTCTGTTTTATAATATGGTGGGTCACAATAAAAGTATGTAGTTTCCGAATCATACTTATTTATTACATCTTCAAAATCCATATTCTCACAAACAGTTATCTTATCAAAATGTTTTTGAAATTTAGGGTTTTGTAATTTACGTTTAAATACTTCAAACTTACCCCCATCGATCGTGACTGGGAAAC